GGTCACCCAAGTTGACAAGAAATCTATGCCATCGGAGACTGAACTTGGGTAGTCTATTATATAAAGACACATGCTTGGTAAACCTTCGGGCTGACAAGACATCTTTGAATAGACTAAACGACAAACAACAAAGGAGAAGTAAGTGAACGATATATTAGAAATAATAAATGATTTAACAATAGTCAATAGGGCATTAGAAGATGAGGAAACACCAATACATCCTCAAACTATTTTTGCCAAATACAAAACTAGAGAATTAATCGCAAAATACCAAAAGATGGTAGATGAATTTGAGGCACAGCAAGACAATTTGTATGCTTGACATTTATCTCAATCCGTGTTATACTAAAGAAAATAAAACCAAAAGAAAGAAGAAATAATTATGGGAATATACTCAATAAAAGAAAATCTATGGGCAGAGTTTGCTCTACAAAAGACTAAAAAAGCAAAGGTCAAATGGTTGACTGAATTAAAAGAATTCAGAATATCACATCCTCAAGAATTTAGAGGTAATAAAATAACAGTCAAGCATATAGAAAACTTGATTGAGTCGTGGTCACAAAAGAACCCACAAAAATATACCAAAGATAAACTCGGTATTACTGCTAGAGAAGAGCAAGAGAGAATTGATGAGATGAGAAAAAGAAAATCAAATAGTGCTGCCGGAAGAGTCATGTACTAATGGGTAGTATAATTTATACATATCAAAGATCAAAGAGAAAGGCGATACCTCTTACTGAAGAGAGGATCGCCACTTTAAAAGAACACGAAAAGTTTTTGAAGAGTCACCGAGTAGGTGAATCACGGATCGTTAGTGAAGAGGTTATCACGCCTGACTGTCGATCAGGAGACCATGGGTTCGAACCCCATACGATCCGCCATTCACCTATTAAAATGAACGGTAAAGTTGCAGGTACAAAACCAGTTGATAACTGGAAATTAGAAGAGAGTAAGAACTTTACGGTTGCACCCGCTTATAATAAAGGGGCATATCAAGTTATTAGTAAATCAAACATAAAGGATATAGGTAGATGAACTTAAATAAATTTTACTTTACAATGACACTAATATTGGTTACTGTATTATTAACCAATTATATTAGTGCTGAAGAGGTTTACGGTGATTGTAAAACAATTATCACAACCGAAGTTGAGAACGGCATAGAGGTTTCTAGAAATGAAACCAGAGTCTGTAATGAAACTGAACTACTAGGTGAAGCACCATTTGATCCTGACAATAATGCTTCAGATAAAATGATTGCTGGTATGGCAGAAACTATTATGTTAGTTGCCTTTATAGCAATACTAAATGCTATGTAATTATGAATAGGAGAAAAATAAATGATTAAATTTATAACGGGATTTATTCTAGGGGCAGTATTATTATATTACTACCCAGGGATAGGTAATGAATCAATAAGTATCATAAAGGAGGTATTAAATGGATTCTAAATCAAAAATAGTTATGGGGATTACGGCATTGTCGTTGATCTTATCAGCGTGTGCTGGTACACATAACATAAAACAAGAGGCGAGTTTTCAACCAGACGGTGCTGTTAAACAAGTACTGAACGAAGTACCAGAATGGTATATTGAATCTGAAGTGAAAAAAGGTCTCATAACTAACCGAGACGCTGACCAGTTTATATACGGTGTCGGTACTTCAGTTAGTCCTGACTTACAGTTGGCGATCAACAAGGCAACAATGGTTGCGAAAGCAGACCTTGCTGACCAGATCAACGGTGAGATCAACGCTAGATCGGAACAATTCATAACAGAATTGGGACAAGAAGGCAATAAACAAGTTGCTTCAAGAGTTGAAGAAACTATTGTGAATACAATATCGGCAACCACAGTTGTTGGTTATGATGAATTCGCAAAAGATATCTTTATCACAGCAGATCAAAACTATCGAGTATATGTAGGATTGAAATGGGGTTATAATGATAACAACAAACTTTTTGCTTATATTCAAGATGATGTAGCATTAAAGATAGAGGCAGCAGCAAATGTTGATGAACTTGCTGAAGAGGCATATGACAGAGTTATGTCTGCTCCAGTTGAAAATGTTGAGGTACAATAATGAGTATAAAGGTATACACACAACCGGTATGCTCTTATTGTAATTCTGCCAAGAAACTGTTAGAGTCTCTCGGTCTTGAATACGAAACAGTACAAGTAGAGAAAATTGGCATAGAGGAGTTTCACAAACAAGTTGGTAAACCTGTTAGAACTGTTCCTCAAATTATGATTGATGATAAACTTATAGGAGGATTCAACGAACTTAAAGAGCATTTTATGAATGAAGGTAAGATAAACTTTAAGGGTGACCTCGTATGATTTTTCCGTTCAAACAAACTAACTTTCCTAGCATACCATTTGGTAGGGATTCAAGAAATAAATACAAGTTTATTGTAGAATATGGGGCACCTGTTGATATTAAGTCATATAGTACAGACGGTGCAATAAGACAATTTCTCGGAATGGGATGGGAAGTAGATGATATCCTCGCTATAGAATGTTATAAATAGTACTATGCTAGATAACAAACTTAGTAAAGAGAAGTTTAATGAAATAATGAGTGGTTACAAAGATATTGTTTCATTCGACAGATTTCTCAACGAGGGTGTCTATGACCCACATATCTTCAAGGCATTCTTCCTTGCAGGCGGACCTGGGTCTGGTAAATCTTTTATATCAAGAACTTTGTTTACTGGTACAGGTATGAAGATGGTGAACAGCGACGCTTTCTTAACTAACACTTTAAAGAAGGCAGGGCAGTCTCTAGATTTAAGAAATGTAGAAGGTGGTATGCTTGATGTTATGAGAAATAAAGCAAAGGCACAAACTGGTAGTTTACTCAAGAAACATTTAGAAAACAGACTCGGTATAGTTGTAGATGGTACTGGTAGAGATTATGATAGACTCGCTAGAGATATGGCAGACGCAAAAAGAGTTGGGTACGATTGTTATATGATATTTGTTGATACGACTCTAGATGTTGCCTTAGGAAGAAATAGAGTAAGAGAAAGAAAAGTATCAGAACCAGTTGTAATCAAAAACTGGAAAGGTGTACAGGCAAACCTAGATAGATTTAAAAGATTATTCGGTAATTCTAATTTTGTAAGAATAACTAATAACAGAGATAATGACAACGAAACAAACGCACAGATATTTAAAGCAGTTAGAAATTTAATGCATAGAAAACCAACAAGTTGGCAAGCAAAAGGTTGGATACAAACACAATTACAAAAGAAGAAGAGACCATAATGGCAGATATAATTAAATTTCCAACAAAGAACTTCAAAGCAAAACCAGTGATGTCACCTGAAGAAGAAAAGAAACTTCTTCTTTTAAATAATAAAAGACTTGCTGATAATGTTGCCGAAGGTTTGGCGATAGACATATTAACCGTATTACAGGATCAAGTGAGTAATATACAATCAGCAGAATTTATTGCTGATTTGGCATTCTTGATAGAAGTTATTAAATCAACATTACATAGAGAAATAGATATTCACCATCCTGTTCAAGATATAATTGCCAAAGTATGTAAAGTGCAAACTACAAAAAATGGCGAAAAGGTTACACACTTGAATTATAAAAATATTTTAAATCAAGTAGAAGAGGATCAGATAGATATAATATTTGAACCTGAATGATGTATTATTATAAATAATACTATTGAAAACTTAAAACTTAAATGAAAGTTTAATCTGTTAAGGAGATAAAAAATGCAAAGCACAGATGATATACTAGGTACCTCTCGGTTACCTAACGAAACAACCAAAAAAATAATGAAAAACAAACTGGAAACTGACACAGGTCAGGTTACCTTATTAAGTGAGATTTGTCTAAAGGTAAATAATGCCAAAGATAAATCAAAGAAACTAAGAGTATTAAGAGAGAATGATAGTCAACCTTTAAGACAAGTTTTAAAGGGAGCATTCTCACCTAATATCGAATGGGACTTACCTAAAGGTGATGTTCCTTATACACCAAATGACGCACCAATTGGTACAGAGCATACTGCTCTTATGCAAGAGGCAAGAACTTTATTTAGATTTGTCAAGGGCGGAGATACAACAATTACTCAAAACAAAAGAGAGATTATGTTTATTCAAATGCTCGAAGGATTGTGTGCCGAAGAGGCAAAGTTTCTCACGGATGTAGTCAATAAACGACTGAATAAGGTCTATAAAGGACTAACAGCGAATCTGGTGAAGGATGCCTTTCATTGGGACGATAATTTCATGCAAAAACAACCATCTTATCCGGTATAATTCGCAGTTTTTCAACGAAATTAATGCTTGACCTACCTTCTCTTTTATGATATTATATAAATATTAATATACGAATCATAGAAAGGTGGGTCATGGCAAGATATAAGAAATTAGCAACGGTATTGAGAGAAGTGGATTATAAGAAACCTTATAAACCAACCAAGAAGAACGCTGTATTAATGTTTAATGTATTAAATCACGCCATATTTAATGGCAAATTAGAACTACCCACAATCAAAATAAGAAAACTAAGAGGCGCTCTTGGTGAGTATTGTTATGATACTACTGACTCTAGTCTTAGAGTCATAACCTTAACACCACAGTACCGTAATATGAAACATTTTATAAATGTTTTAGCACATGAAATGGTACATCACTATCAAATTAGTGTACAAGGTGATAATGGCAATCACAATAAAAAGTTTTACAGATGGAGAAATAAGTTTGCGAAAATGGGACTCGAACTAAGTCGAGTTGCATAAACTATATTATGAATATCACATTGAACCGAGCGGAGAAAAAACTTATCCGCAATATATTAGATAATCGAAGAGCACTACATAAAACACCTAAAAGAAAAATAGGCGGCACTAATAAAGAGTGTAAAGAATATGAAGCAGCACTAAGTCTTTTTATAAAAGGCGTAATTAAAATTTCACGAAAAGTTAATGTTGAGAATGAGGGACCTCTTAATGAGGCGACCGAAACTTGGTATGAATGTAAACCGTGGAAAACTAAACGAGAACTAAGGAGGTTTATATGAGACAAAATATAACCAGTGGTTTAATAGCAGTAATCATAACTGTTATAACATTTTATTTTTTAAACAACTCTTATAAGGTTGTCGAAGAGATAGAACCTATTAAGATAGAAACACCTAAAGTAGATCAAGATTTCATAGATGATATACGAGGTGCTTTAGAAGAACCTGATATCTTTTCAGATACAAATGAGCGATTTGTTTCTACATTAGATAGTTGCATTGACCATGTTTATAAATCTGTATCAGAGGATTACCAGTTGCCTAAAGAAATGATTGTTGCACAAGCAATCTTAGAGTCTGGTTGGGGTCAATCTAGATTTGCAAATGAGGCAAACAATCTATTCGGCATTAGAACTTTTGATAAGTCAGATAACTGGATGTTACCTGCAACAAAGAAAGACTGGACGGGTTGGGGTGTAAAAGTATATCCTAGTAAATGTGCTAGTGTAAGAGATTATGTTCGTATTATTAATGAAGTATGGGCATATGAAGAACTTAGAATGGCAAGAGCACAAAACCCAAACATATCTGCTGAAGAGTTGTCTCTTCATTTATATCGTTTTTCCACGAACCCTAAATATACCAAGTTAGTAATTAATATTATAAAAACAAAACTTGGGCAGTATGACTTATCTTAATGATGTACATGGAATAATAATAGGTGGCATGCTTCTTTCCACAGAAATAGAGTGTGGATATAAAAACGGTGTACTAGAACTATATAAGATCAGACAAGAGGATAGAGAACGCAAAATATCTTTGAGACGAGCGGCAGGTTCACATAAAATTGCCAGTCACCTAAGAGATCACGGCGCTGATGTAGAGGTGATAGATTATGCTTATATATGGACTCTAGACGAGTTAAAAGACCTTTGGAAATCAAGATATCATAGTAAAACATTATTTTTCGGCATATCAACTTCGTTTCACCAAGCGTCAGGTTATCTATGGCAATTCGTAGAATGGTTAAGAGATAAGTATCCACACATAACAATTATAGGCGGCACACAATCAATAGACAAACTTTTACCTTTTTACTGCGACTGGTATATATTTGGTTATGGTGAAGTTGCTGCTACAGAATTAGTCAAGGCATTAAAAGATGGTACTACAAGCAATATTAAACATCATAATATAAACGGCAAAAAAGTTATCAATGCACAGCAAGATTACAAAGCATTTCCTAAAAAAGATTTATCAGTAAGATATGAAGATAGAGACTTCATAAAACCACATGAAGTATTAGACCTAGAATTTTCTAGAGGTTGTATATTTCAATGTGCCTTTTGTACATATCCTATTCTAGGTGTTAGAGACGATCATAGCAGACACGAAGATAATCTATATAAAGAATTACTTGAGAACTATGAGAGGTGGGGTACAACTCGATATAATATATCAGATGAAACAGTTAATGATTATCACAAAAAACTTGCAAGATATGCCAGCGTAGTAAAAAAGTTGCCTTTTAAACCTGATCTACAAGGTTATGCTCGAGGTGATATATTAGTTGCAACTAAAAAACATTGGGAGACTTATGTAGAACTAGGTTTTATGAGTCATTTTTACGGAATAGAATCTCTACATCATCCAGCGGCAAAGGCAATAGGTAAAGGTATGGATTCAGGCAAACTCAAAGAGGGTCTGATAGAGTTTAAAGAATGGGCATACAAAAACAACGATAATGGATTTTATACTGCCATGATAAGTTTGATAGCAGGGTTGCCGAATGAAACTTATGCTAGTTTAGATGAAGGTGTTGAATGGTTAAAAACACACTGGAACGATCAATTTGCTGCTATGGGTATATTACAGATACATATGCCGAATGTTTATAGTTTGTATAAAGATATTGCAAAAGGATTAGGTAATATATCTTTAATAGAACAAGATCCTAAAAAGTATGGTTATAAAATTTTAGGTCCTTCACCTATGAAAAAATTACATACAAAACCAGGAATAACTCATACAGACCTTCAAGGTATATACAAAACACCAGAGTTTTTTAAAGATAGAGGTACTGGTGAAGAAGCGGGGAGACACTGGCCAGCAGTTGGTCATACTCTTAAATCAACAACAGGTTCTTCAACATACAGAGGTACTGGTATGACCATCAATAGAAAAGCAGAAAATACACCACCTGTTTATGATGATGATTTACTTAAACCCGAAGATGGTGGTACAGGATGGTTTAACAATGCCGCTGGGGCAACAGAAAGTGCTGGTAGAACCATACTTACAGAAAAAGAGTTTAAACAACATAACGATTGGGAATCTAATATGGGATTAAATATGAGTGGTCTCGAAAACTGGATGATATCAGCGGCAAAGAAATATAATATTCCTGATATGCCGACAATCACTCAAGGTAGTGTTGCTAGTTGGAATCAAGTAGAGTTTTATGTTGACCCTAGTGTCAAGCAAAGAGATATGATGAAAAAGGGTAATAGTAAGTATAAAGTAAATGCAGATACATTGACCAGAACTATACAAGGTCCTACAGGTTTAAGTGATAATGGTATTCAGTTTGGTTCTGCCGGTGATCGTGGTGCCCAAGAATTATATTATCATAAGAAAAAATTTCTACAAAAATATAAAAGAGATAAATTAAATGTCTAACATATATCTACAAAGAGATTTAGGAGTTATAGGAGATTTTATACATTCTTATAGAAAAGATATAACAGATGAATTTATAAAAAATCTTCATTTATATAATATACCTAAAGACTATTTTGATAAGAAATTTGTAAAAGTAAAACAGAAAAAAAATAATTACTTAGATCATTTTATATATGTTGTGAAAAATTTTAAAAATTTAGGTGCGATACTTAGAAGTCAATTAGGTAGAACAGCATATACCTCTGGTACTTGGCAAATGAAACCTTTATTATATAATAAAGTATGGGTTTGGGAACCTACAAACAAGATAGAAACAACCACCTGGCAACAGCAAGACGGTATTACATTCGGCACTAGATCAGCATATGATACAATAAAACAAAATTATCCTAAACTAACTGAAATGTTAGATAAGTTAAGAGAAGAATATGGTATTGATAGTGTTAACAAAGCGACCTATTCGATACTAATATCAGGCGGTGTTATTGGTGTTCATACAGGCAAAGATAATATACATTCTAAGTATGTTCGCTGCCATATACCTCTTATCATACCTAAACATAAAAAAGAAGAACTATATCTAGAGGCAGGTGGTGATAAAGTATATTGGACTGAAACTTGGGGATTTGATAATCAAACACCACACACAGCAAAAAATATTACAAAATACCACCGATTAGTTTTCATCATAGATATATCAAGAGACGCTTTATGCTTGACAAAAAAGAAAAAATCTAGTAAGATAGTCGCATATTTTAAAAGATTAATTAACACAGGAAGAGAGTATAATTAATGGCAAGTGTATTGACAGCAGTATTAACAAGTGAAGATCCTCAAAAATTAGATAGGTGTTTAAAATCTTTAAATGACCAGACACACATATTAGTTGTCTGTAATACGACAGACGAGAAATATCCTAGAGAAGCAGAAAAGATTGCCAGTAAGTATTCTACCAAATTCATACAAACCGAATCTAACGGCAAACTAGGTAAAGGTAAAAATTCAGTATTAGAACACTTCAGTAAAACAGATATGGATTTTTTATTCTTAGTTGACGGTGACGACTTTGTTTACCCACACGCTTTAGAAACTGTACATAAGTTAATTTCAAAACAAGAATTTGATGTAATGGCATTAACTGAAAGTGAAGTCTGGACTGGTAAAGAACTATTAAGAATAAAAGAATGGACAGAGTCAGATGATTTTAGAAGAAAGATTGCACCTAAGATTATGCAATTACCACAAGAGAATATGGCAAACCTGGCGAGTGTGAGTCAAATAGGGCGAGAACTAACCGAAGATGGTTCTGGTTTACATAGAGTTATACTATATTCAAAGAAGGCAGCGAAAGAATTTAGATGGAACGAAGAGGATGATATTGCTGATAATCCAGGGTTCTTAGATATAGTCATACAATTTGGTGATATGGTATCATATACAAATACCAAAAGTGTCTATATTTACGACCAGAGTGAAGAAAGTACCGGAGTATATTTCGAAACCCTTGAAAATCAGTCAAAATATGTGTGGAAAGAAGAACATAAATGCTTGACAAAACAGAAATTCCTTGATATAATAGAAGTAATTGAGAGACTCACATATGAAGAAAGACTTAAATACATCAAAAAGAATTGCAAGACTTGAATTTGCTCGTCAAAATGCCAAAGATCCTGATATGAAAAGAATTTGGGGTAATAAGGTAGACTATCTTAAAGGTTACAAACACTATGGTGATAATCCTGAATGGTCTAAACACTGGTCCGAAGTTTTTAGAAAGATGAAATAATGAATGTTTTTTACCTACACGAAGATCCTAAAATATGTGCTGAAATGCATATTGATAAACATTGTGTCAAAATGATTATCGAGTATGCTCAGTTAATGTCAACAGCACATAGAGTGCTTGACGGTCTAGAGTATGAAGGCAGAACTAAGAACGGTAGAAAGATCAAAAGATATCTTTATCCTGAAATTGAGAAAGAACAAACTTTATACAAAGTATGTCATATAAATCATCCTAGCGCCATATGGGCAAGAGCAAGTGCTAAGAATTACAATTGGTTATATGAAATGTGGTCGCACCTGTGTGATGAATTTACATACAGATACGGTAAAATACATTTATCAGATAGTAAGTTAAGAAAAATGCTTAAAGAAACACCTATTAATATACCACTTAATGAGTTTACAGAACCTACACAAGCCATGCCAGATGATGTAAAAGTAGTAGGTGACTCAATAACGGCATACAGACAATATTATATAAAACACAAGAAAGGTTTTGCAACATGGAAAAAAGATCGACAACCAGAATGGTATACTGTTAATGGGTAAACATTTAAAAACATCTATGGATGAGAAAGTGATAGACTATCTTGCTATAGAACTATATAAGAAAGATCCTCTAAACATTGTATTGAATAAATTTATGTCAATGAAAAATGAAGAAGGATATAGTCTGACAAAAACTATAAATAAGTATAAAGAAACAGGTAACCATCCTGACCATTACAATACAGACGGTACTTGGAAATATCCTGGTGGAAAGATACCATTTGATGAGTTTAAACTCTAAAAAAAATAAAATAATATCTCAAGTAGGAGATGAATTAGAGAAGGTCTTTGATCCTGAAATGCCTAGCGTTTCTGTCATGGCATTAGGACTGATATATGATATATCAATGTCTGATGATGATGTTGTAAATATAAGACACACATTGACAAGTCCTGGTTGTCCTATGGCAGATGAAATTCAAGAGAATATAAAAAAGGCAGGATTAAAGGTAGAGGGTGTAAAAGATTGTACAGTAGAACTCACATTCGATCCACCATTCGGTATGCATATGGTACCTGAAGAAACAAAACTTATAATGGGGTGGTATTAATGCCTTTATACACATTTAGAAATAAGAGAACTGGTGAAGAGTGGGATGACCTAATGACTATTTCTGAAATGGAATCATTCACTAAGAAACGAGACATAGAATTAGTACCTACAAGTGTTGGTATAGTGAGTAGTGTAGGTCAAATGGATAGTAAAATTGACGGTGGGTTTAAAGAAGTCTTAGGTAAGATATCGGATGCACATCCACATTCCGCACTTGCAGATAGATATAGAAAACGAGACGCTAAAGAGGCAAAATCAAAAGCGGCACTTGATAAGATCAAGGCAAAATACGGAGCAAGTCTTGTTAAACCATCTTAAATACATAAATAGTAGTGATGTTGCTGTCGAGACATTTACAACACCGTGCTCTTGCACATAAGAAGTTGAGTAAATCAATCCGACAATGCTTCATTCCGGGCGGGCAGAGCACCGGGACAGGCAATAAAGATACTGCTCGCCCAACGAAGGAGAACATATGAGCGATTTAGATTTTTTAGACGGTTTTGATTCCGACATAGATTGGGGTTTTACAACAACCGACTCTAAACCTAGTGAAACAAAAGATACTGAAGCGGTTGCAAAGTCAGCGGCAAATGAAGTTGCTAAAGTAACCGATGGTTCTTTGAAAGCATTAGAAGGTAAATTAGATAAAATATATTCAGCAGTTAATTCTGCTAAGTCTGAAATTCACGAAAAGAATCAGACTGAACTTGATATTGCTAAGAAACAAATGGATGATGAATACGACTTGAGAAAAGATAATCTTGGCAAAGAACAAAAAGAAAAATTTACACAATTAGAGAAGTTAGTAATACCTTTGATGTTGAAACTAGCAAAGGCACCAGAGAATTATATCTACTGGCCGAACCGTAAGAGTGTGATTGAATCACAATTAAAAAAAATAGTAGCAATAACAAGAGGTAAATAATGCAATTATCGAAAAACTTTAGTCTAAGTGAAATGACTAAATCTACTACCGCAGAAACAAAAGGTATAGATAACACACCATCAGACGCACATAAAGAGAATATGAAACTCTTATGTGATAAAATTTTACAACCTGTAAGAGATCATTTTGCAAAAGGTGTAAGAGTCACCTCTGGTTATAGATCACCCGAGTTATGTGAAGAGATAGGATCAAGTAAAACTTCTCAACACGCTCAAGGGCAGGCAGCAGATTTTGAAATAACAGGTATTGACAATAAAGAACTGACAGAGTGGATTATAGACAATCTAGACTTTGACCAGATCATATTGGAGTTTTATACAGACGGCGACCCGAATAGTGGTTGGGTACATTGTTCCTATAAACTACACGGCAATAGAAAACAAGTACTTAGAGCGTCTAGAGTTGACGGAAAAACACATTATACACACGGATTAGCACTTTAAACGCTTGACTTTTGAGTCAATTCCTGTTATACTAGTTATATTATGAGCAAACTAAAAGAATATATGAAGAGCAAGGGTGTCAAGACTTTTACTCATCAACCGGTAGATGAACTACCAAAACTACTAAAAGAAAACATAGACGGTAAAAGATATTATATCTCACCTACAGGCGAGAAGTATCCTTCAATTACAACAGTCTTATCTAAAAATAATAATGAAGGCATAATTGCTTGGCGTAAGAAAGTCGGCGAGGCAAAAGCAAATCATATTGCTAGTGAGGCAGCAAGAAGAGGTACTGCTGTTCACAAACTCATTGAAGATTACTTGAATAACGAAGAACTATCTGATACGAGTGGTGTACTACCACTTGCTTTATTTACAGTTATGAAAGAAGAACTTGATAAGATTGATAACATACAGATACAAGAAGGTTCAATGTATAGTGATAAGTACAAAGTTGCCGGTCAAGTTGACTGTATTGCTGAATATGATGGCAAGTTATGTGTTATAGACTTCAAGACTTCTACTAGAGAGAAAAAAGAAGAGTGGGTAGAAAACTATTTTATACAAGGCACAGCATATGCCGAAATGTACGAAGAGAGATACGGCAAAACAATAGATGACATATTAATACTAGTTGTAACCGAGCAAGGTCTCAATCAAGTATTTCATAAGAAGAAACAAGACTACATACCTAAATTAATAGAGGCAATAGATAACTTTAATGTCGATAATAACACCCAATAAGTTTGCTATTATCATAGAGAATATGGTAAGAAACAAAAAGATGTCTCATTTAGAGGCGGTCTTATCATACTGTAAGGAACATAATGTTGAACCTTCTGGTATGAGTAAGATGATAAACAAGTCTTTAAAAGAGAGACTTGAAGTGAATGCTATGGATTTAAGATTACTAAAAGAGAGATCAGGCAAGTTGCCTATATAATGGATGGATTTGATGTCTATAAAATCTATCTTGCAATCAAACTACACTTCACTTCGGAATCGTATGACTACTTCAAGCACAATGGAAAGACTACTGCAAGACTTAAAACCTTTACTAAAAGGCGTGATAGATACTTTTTTCACAAGTTGTCTAGGTCTTATTCGAGTAATGCTTGTGTTGATTATTTTGTTGCTGGATTTCTTGACAGCGATTCTGTTTGGATTGGCGATGTTGTTGGAAAGTCTGGTGAAGAAAATTACACCAGATGGCAAAAAAGAATAGAGAGTTTAAGTTATGTATTCGAAAGCGATGTTAATACTTTACTTGAATTCATTGAAGAGAAGAAAATCAAATTTGACGACCTCTTCAAAGTCAAAGACGGGCAACATCCCCCATTGGTTAAGTTGTATATTGCCAATAAAATAACAATAGAAAGTATGATTATACTAGATGATATACTTAATTATACAAAACAATTTAATAGACAAATAAAAGAGAATGTGATCTGGCCGAAGAAGTATAAATTATTAATGAACTATAAACCATTTTTGAAATACAATATTACAAAAATGAAAATGATAATAAAGAAAAAAATAAATGAGTGAAGCAAACGGATATACAATATGGACTCACGAGCATACTGCTCTAGAGTTATCAAATAAAGTACACGAATTATCAAACAAGTTGAAAAGAATTGAAGAGATCAATAACGAAGAAGGTGCTACAGCACTTACTAGACAAGTTATGATTAAACATATATTAGAAAACAAATGATTACTCAATTATGGGGTGTGCCAGTATATAAACAATCTACTAATCAAACACTATCTACCTTTTCAGACAAAGAACTTGATATTCTAAAAACTGCTAGAGAAGAGGATGAGAATGGCAAAGAAACGAGGCAAAATTACCCAACACACACCGAAGTAATTAAAACGAACGGCAATATATTAACTAAACCTGGATTAGAACGAGTTAATAGTTTAATAGAGATACACGCTGAAAAATATGCAAGAGAAGTTATATGTATGAAACAGGACATAAAACAAACTTCAAGTTGGTTTACCGTAGCAAAGAAAGGTGATTGGCATAGACCACATATTCATAGACACACTTTATTTTCGATATGTTATTATCCTAAAGCATATAGTGGTAATTTAATGTTAACCGCTCCTCACAGTAAGAATTCATTTCAACAAGATTATTTTCTAGGATTAGAATATACAGAATACAATGCTTATAATTGTCAGACTTGGTCAATACCAATTACCTCTGGTGATATTGTCATATTTCCTGGTTCAGTAATGCACGGCGCTAGTGAGAATGAAAGTGAGAAAGAACGCTGGATGATTGGTGCCAATTATTGGGTCTCTGGTACTTTGTCTTTTCTTGATGAACTAGATACAATTACAATTTAATGCTTGACTCGGTGTACAGAATATGTTATACTGTAAATATTAACAAGGAGAGTTGAATATGTACACACTAGAAAGTGAAAGAAATAGACGAATTATCTTAACTTCAGATGATAAAGAAGGACTGATAAAAGTTTGTCGAGAACTAAACGAACTCGATCAAAATGCCACAATGGTAGAAACCTTTGCGGTTACCAGAAGTGGTGAAACTATTTATGGCGGACAAGTAAAGTCCTTATAAATAATACTATACATTATGCACTTTGTGGATAAATTAATACATACAACAATACTTACAAATATAAGGAATATATAAATGAATACAAGTATAGCGGCGCTCAAGCGCTCAAGATCAAACCTAGACGCACTTACTAAAGAACTTAGTGGTGTCGTATCAAATCAATCAAAACAATCTTATGTTGACGACAGGTTCTGGAAACCAGAACTTGATAAAACTGGTAACGGTTATGCCGTTCTCCGTTTTTTACCTGCTGTCAAAGACGAGGACTTACCTTGGGTCAAAATGTGGTCACACGCATTTCAAGGACCTGGTGGTTGGTACATAGAGAATTCTCTAACTACAATGAATCAAAAAGATCCAGTTAGTGAAGAGAATAGTCGTCTCTGGAATACAGGTATCGAAGCAGATAAAGATATTGCAAGAAAAAGAAAAAGAAAACTCTCTTACTTTGCTAATGTTCTTATCGTTTCTGATCCTAAACATCCTGAAAACGAAGGTCAAGTAAAACTATTCAAATTCGGTAAAAAGATTTTTGATAAGATTACTGACAAAATGCAACCTGCTTTTGAAGATGAAAAGGCAATCAACCCATTTGATTTTTGGGAAGGTGCTGACTTCAAATTGAAAATCAGAAAAGTTGATGGGTTCTGGAATTATGATAAATCAGAATTTGATTCAACAAAAGAGATTGCGGAAAATGACGAGGCCATCGAAGGTATATGGTCTAAACAATATCCGCTAAAACCATTTCTAGAAGAGTCTAACTTTAAATCTTATGATGAACTGAAAAGTAAACTTGATAAAGTTTTGACAGGTTCTAGAAATACTGGTACAGTAGAAGATATGGTTACCCCACCTTCCTTATCTGAAACTAAACCAGAACCCGTGGTAAACGAAACAGTAGCGGATTCTTCAGCAGTCGCAAGCGACAATGATGATGAAACGCTGTCTTACTTCAGCAAACTTGCCGAAGAAGAGTAAATTTCTCTCCACCTGTTTTGTTATACTACCGAGGGGCGACTTTAGAGTCGTCCCTCTTTTTATTTCATAAATATAAATATGACATACTTGGTAAATGATAAATGTATCAAGTGTAAACTTACCGATTGTGTAGAAGTCTGTCCAGTTGATTGCTTTTATGAAGGTGATAATATGCTTGTTATCAATCCTGATGAATGTATAGACTGCGGTGTATGTGAACCAGAATGTCCTGTCGGTGCTATCGTAAGTGATAACGGCAATATTGCAGATAAATGGTACAAACTCAATGAAGAGTATAGTAATAAATGGCCGAACATAACAACAAAGAAAGATCCTTATCCTAACTGGGAAAAGTATGAGAATGAGGAAAACAAATTAGAAAAATATGGACTCGAAGATGAAAAGTAATCCTGTCGCAAGGGCAAATAAGAATAGAC